GCTCAAAGCTGGTGATCGCGTCGCCCGGCGGCGGCACCGACGCGCCGGTCGCGTCCGGCATCATCACCCTGGCCGGCGGCACCGATGGCGCCGGCATCACGACGGACGCGCTGATCGGCTTGGACGGCATCACCCGCACCGGCATGTATGCCATGCGCGGCACCGGCTGCAGCATCGGCGTGCTGGCCGACCTCGACGACGTGTTCACCGCCACCACGCAGGCGCAGTTCGGCGAGGGCGAGGGTGTGTTCATGATTTGCACCGGGCCGAGCGGGGAGAGCATCGCCAACGCCACCCTGTTGCGGTCTGTGGCCGGCGTGGACAGCTACGCAGTCAAGATCATGCTGGGCGACTGGGTGTATTGGAACGACCCGCAAAACCGCGTCTTGCGCGTGGTCAGCCCGCAGGGGTTCGTCGCCGGGCGCTACGCCAACCTGTCGCCTGAGCAGAGCGCGCTGAACAAGCAGATGCATTCCGTGGTCGGCACCCAGAAGTCAGGCACCCCCGGCGTTGGTCAGGGGGCGGCCTACAGCACGGCCGAGCTGGAGGCGCTGGTGCAGGGCGGCATCGACGTGATCTGCAACCCGGTTCCGGGTGGCTCCTACTTTGGATTGCGCGTTGGGCACAACTCCTCCAGCGACCCGCGGCGGTATGGCGACAACTACACCCGCATGAGCAACTTCATCGCCACCACGCTGAAAGCGGGCATGGGCACCTATGTCGGCCAGGTCACGAACATCAGCCTGTTTGCCCGGGTGCGCTCCACGCTGCTGTCTTTCCTAGGGTCGCTGCTGAGCCAAGGCATTTTGGGCACCACGGACGGCAGCTTGCCCTACGGCGTGCAGTGCGATGCCAACAACAACCCACACGACCGGACCGCGCTGGGCTACGTCGAGGCCGATTGCCAGGTGCAATACCAGGCCATCAACGAGCGGTTCGTGGTGGGCCTTGAGGGTGGCGCCACGGTCACGATCAACCGCTTGCCGACCGCGGCATAAGGAAGGCTGACCCATGCCAATCACCAACCCGGCAGGCTCATTTAACACTGGACGCGATGCCGTTATCGTCATCATTGCGGGCGACGGGACTCGGCTGGACCTGCCGAACCTCACCAACTGGGACTGCAAGCAGGAATCCACCGAGGTCATGGTCAAGCCCCAGGCGACCGGGCTGCGGCTGCACGGCTACCTGCCGGACGGCTGGACCGGATCGTTCGATAACGAGCGGAATGGCCCCGAGCTGGACAACCTGTTCGCTCGGCAGGAATTAGCATGGCGTGCCGGCGGCATCATCCAGAACGGCACGATTTTCCAATACGTGGCCGAGCCGGACGGCAGCACCAGCACCTACCAGTTTATCAACGTGGCCATGAAGCTGGACAACGCAGGCGCCTATGCTGCCGACAAGACGGTGGCGCAGAAGGTGTCCTGGGCGGCCACGCAGCGCCGGGCAGTGTAGCGCATGAGCGATGTGCCGACCCCTTCGCAGCAGATCGTTGCCGCCGCCGCGAGTCTCCTAGCCGTAACCGATGCGCTGGGACGAAAGCTGACTGTGCGCCGCATGAGGGTGAGCGACCGGCTGCGTTTCGTGAAAATCGTTCCAGGCGGGCTGCAGAACAATCCCCTGTGGATGGCGAACGCGCTGGCCATCGCGAGCGTCGTGGACGTAAACGGCGTGCCGGTCATGCCGATACAGAGCGAACAAGACATAGAGCGGGTCGGCGACATGCTGGGCGACGAGGGCCTGAACGCGGCCAACGAGGCTCTGACGATCCTGCTGCGCCCGGCCACTACCCCCAAGGAGGCGCTTGCCGCCGCGGGGGAATAGCCCGGGACGGCGCGCTGCGCGAGTGTTTGTGGCTCGTAAAGAACGGCGTCCCCTTCGATGTAGCGTTCAGCCTGGATGACACCGACCGTCTGGCTTGGACCGTCGTCTGCGGGGAGCAGGAAGGCGGGGTTTTCGACTGGTCGCGCGGCAAGTGGGAGGATCGCAAATCATGAGAACCTTGACCCTGATGGAGGCCGTCGCACATTTTGGCAGCCTAGCCCAGCATGTGCATCACGCTGAGGCTGAAGCGCTGGAGAAGGCGGCTCGCGTAGTGGAAGCGGAAGCAAAGTCAGAGATTGGCACATATCAGCCCGCCGCAGGCCCGTTCGCGGCCTGGCAGGAGCTGGCCGACAGCACCAAGGCCGACCGCGCCGCCAAGGGCTACACGGCCAACGACCCGCTGCTGCGCGTAGGCACGCTGCGGGACAGCATAGAGCACAAAATTCAGATGGGCGGCCTGGAAGACGGCGGCGTGGCGCACATCGGCAGCGACAGCGACATCGCGCTGTATCAGGAGATGGGCACCAGCCGCATCCCGGCCCGATCCTTTCTCGGCGGGGCCGCATTTCGCAAGGAACATGAAGTGCGCGAACTGCTGGGCGGCGAGGTCGTGGCGAGCCTCAACGGTAGCCGCTTCATCTGAACAGAGCGTTGGCGCGGCGGAGATCGTCGGCAGACAGCAGCAGCACGCGGTTTCGTCCAGCCAATTCGACGGCTGACCGTGTATAGGGCTGGTTGCTGACCACCGCGGCGTGCGTGGCGCCCATGAAACCTTTGCCGGCGTAGGCTTCCTGCACTGCGGCGTTGCCGACCGGCTTGGAATACAGCTTGCACTGGATGACGACGCTGACATGGCCCTTGCGGGCCAGTACGTCCACGCCCTGATCGCCGCTTCCGGCCGTGAGCCCGGCTCGCCAGCCCTGTTGCTTCAAGATCGCGGCGCAGTGCCGCTCAAAGCCCAGCGGAGTCATGGGATCGTTGCTGACGATCTCCTGCGCCCGCTGACGGAGCACGCGCTGCACCAGCAGCACGGATGGCACGACCACTGCCACGACCAACCCAGTGAGAACGTCCTTGTCCATTGGGAGCGCACGCTAATGCCGGATCGGGGAAGCGGCTAGTGGACGCCTATAAGATCGGCGTCTCCATCGCCCTGAACAGCAACGGACTCGGCGTGCTGGGCGCGTTGGCCAATGGAATGCAGGGGCTGGACCGGGCTGTCCTGGCGGCAACCGGCAAGATGAACGCCCTGAAGGTGGCGGCACTCGGCGCCATCGGTGCCGTAGCCGGCATCGGCACGCTGCGCGCCATGAGTCACTTGGTCGAGAAGGGCGCCGAGCTGGTGCACCAGCAGGACTTGCTGCGCCGGCAGGGGCTGGACGGCGTGCAGATAGCCGCAGCGACGGCGCGCGCATGGCAGACGGTCCGCGATGTGCAGGGCACGAAGGTGGCGGACAACCTCAAGATGTTTGGCGAGCTGCGGTCGCAGGTGTCGAGCGATCAGCAGGCGCTGGCGATCTTGCCGGATTTGGCCCGGATGGGCACGCTGCTGCAGAACGAAACTGGCAAGGCGCCTGAGCGCATGGCGCAGACGATGATGCGCGTACTTGAGATGCGCGGGCAGATTTTTGGCGCCGATGGACACACGATGGACCTGGAAAAGGTCCGCAGCGAGCTTGCGATGGCATACCAGGCGATGTCCGCCTCGCACGGGCTGGTGACGCCGCAGACGTTTCTGGGGTTTCAGCAGCAGGCGGGACCGGCCGGCATGGCGCTGTCGCCGGAAGCCTATTACCGCACGATGCCGACCGCGATGCAGACGATGGGCGGCAACCGGGCCGGCACCGCGATGGCCAGCCTGTTCGCGCAGTTCATGGGCGGCGTCATGACGCAGCGCGTGGCGTCCGAGTTGGAAAAGCTCGGCCTGATGGACGAAAGCAAGGTTCATGTGCGCCGCGGCGGCCAGGTGACGGTTGATCCTGGCGCCGTCAAGGGGTTTGATCCGAGCAATCCCTTCGCCTTCTTCAACGGTGCGTTCCGTGAGGCTGTGGGCAAGCAGGGTGGCAACGCCGGGGAGAAGCTGGAGGGCGTATTGGACCCGACGATGGTCCAGGAAATGTATCGTTCGCTGGGCCGCGAGACGACGCGGCGGCTGGTGTCCGAGTTCATACAGCTTGCGCCGA